AGAAGCACATGAAACTTTATGACTCAAAAATAAGACCTGAGATCAAAGCTAGACAAAATAAAACTCGGAATCTATTTAGTCATTTAATGCTGGTATGCGAATCAATCACTGAGGGTAGGAAATTAATCATAGAAGGTCGCATTGAGGAAGGTATGGACATCATAGCTGAAGCCCATACTTTAGTTGATACATTGATGGATAATTGCCAATATGCAAATGATATCAATACAAACAAGGCAGCCAATTAAGGCTGCCTTTTTTATAGGAGAACGAAATGGAATTTGCAAGAATAGTAATACATAAAGATAAAGCATACACATTTGACATTGAAGGCAATCTAAGGCGTCAAGAGGTTGGCGATTACAACCAATTTTACTATTCATCAGACCCACACAGTGGTGGTAATCTCTACGATGATTGGGAAGTGGTTGATGATACTAAAACCGAATTGCACCAAATAATCCTAAAAACCCTTTTCGCTATTCCACATAGATAGGAGAACGAAATGAATAAATACCAATTTGATGTCACATATACTGTAAACGTGAAAGTTGAAGTGGAAGCTGAAGATTTAGCAGAAGCAGAATCGAAAGCCAGAAATCTTGAAGGTCGTGAATATGATTCGACAATCAAGAGAGTAAGAATAAACTCGCTTAAAGACAGACAAACTCTTTCAAAAGTTGCTGACTTATCATCAACAGCAAACAATTAAACAACAAGACAGCGAAATAAGTCTGACTGACCCCGGGTAGTTGTATATCTTGAGTATCTATGTGCATAATGTATAGAACACCCACAGAATAAGAAGAAAACAAAGGAGAACGAAATGGAAACATTATACAGAGTAGAAGCACAAGAAGATTGGAGAGACAATCGAACTTTTTATAATTGCGAAGTGGTCGCAAGGAATGAAGATCATGCACAAATAATCGCAAGGCAAGAACTTGAGTATTTATTTTCAATGTGGGGTGATCTTTCTTTTAATGTCCTTGATATTGATGATGCAAAAGATCAACCTAAATTTAAATTGAGATACTATTCCGACTATGAAGGAAACTTGACTTGTTGGGGCTGTCACAATGTCACAGCGATTGGTGAGAAAGATCAATGCGAGTGTAAATCATGAACAAAAAAGAAGTGATCAAATCCCTTCAGATCAAGAAGGGTAAGCACAGAAAACCATTTGTGTTGTATGTGCCATTAAAGTTTGCACCGACATCAATTCCATTGATGGAAAAATATCTAAACAATAAGAAATGCAAAGTCTTGAAGGAACAGTTTAAGGAGAGACAGAGCAAGAATGCTTATTCCCTTCCAGCCTTAGAAAATGCGATTGATTATGCATTTGATAATAAAGCCAACATCATTGCTGCCAACATGGGAAAAAGACTGAGGAACATCAAAGTCATGACCCTGTTAATCACCGCAGCTGCCAAAGGCATTAAGTTTTACCATTTTGACACCACCTTTAAACACGCGACCCCAATGCATCCAGAAACCCTGATCACGATCTCGGCTCAATATCGGGCTGCATTGTCAGAGACAGTGACCGAGAAGATGAAGAAGATGAAAAAAACGGGTTACACCGATAAAGATGGGAATATGAGGTATTCATTCGGCTTGCATTCCAAGGAAGATTTGAAGAAAGCCGGGGAGGGCGGGGCTAAGGCTCATAAAGCCAACTACACCCAATTCGCCAAAAAGATTAAGCCTGAGATCGAAGTCATTGAGAAACAGGGTCACACCACTTTGGCTGCCATTGCAACCGAACTCAATCGCAAGAAGATTGCATCCCGGTATGGAGGAGGGTGGCACCCATCAACAGTGAGAAACATCAAAAACAAAATAGGAGAGCTGACGTGAGAAATAAAAATCTGAAAAAGTTGGAAGAAATCCGAGAGAGCAAGGAAATAGCTGACCTAGAAAAAGTGATGAGCCGAGCTAAAATCATGATGGGAAACAATAAACCATTCTATCCATCCATCGATGCGTTGATTGAGTCATCGCCCTACAAGGATGAGCCTGACAAAAACGAAGTCCTGAAACTGTTTTCAGGCGCAATGCTGCTTAGAATGCTGCATCACGATGTCCGAAAAATAAACGGAAGCAAAGAGGCGATTCAAATGGGGATGTTTGTCGCTGAATCGGGATATTTGGGCGTACAACTACTGGTCTCAGTGATTCTTCTGCGCGGAGCCAACAAACCCATTACGGGGTCAGACCTGTTCCTTAGCATGTATGAGTTGGGGATCGCTGCCTCCAAAGGCAGTGTGGATAAGGCACTCCGATCAGCAGTCGATCATGGGGTCTTCACCAAGCACACAGGCACCGATAAGAGGGTTTATCACTATGGCTTAAACCACGACATGATCGAGCCGTTTAATCGATTCATGACCGATTATTTTGGACGCATAACCAATCTCAGCCCAGAGGACTTTGATGAGGTGAGACAAGGCACGTTTCCAGCGAGTGAAGTGCCAAAAATGTTTGCCTCATTATTGGGTTAAATAATAGGGTTAAAAAATAAACCCTAAAATACAATGTATTTTTGAAGACGATTAATCTTGACCACAAGTAGATGAAAAGAATAGGATTTAGAACATGAAAGAAACACCACCCAAAAAGAACCCAGAAATGAACATATATTTGACCCAATACAAACTCGATGGACAATTTGAATGGAATGAGCAAGTCCATCACATGGCACTCTTTGATGGCAAAGTCTACAACGTGAAATTGAAAGACATCACCGACATCATCTGGAATGGACAGAAATTGAAAATGTTGGGTCAACAATTGCTCGATCTGGCAGAAGGGCGCATGCATTCGAGTTCCAAAGTCTCGGCAGCCCAATCCGCTGTCTTCATCGCCAACCGAGAATCCAAAGATCGATTCAAAAAAAAAGAAGCCAATCTGAAGGATTGGAAAAAAGAATTCAAAGCCATTAAATGACTGCATTATCCCTAAATTCATGGATAGGATTCAACACGCTTGAAAACCAGTCATTTGATTCAATGAATACCCCCAAATCAACCACAAACAGGGAATATCTCAACACAGCAACCGCCTTATTTTCGGCATACCTATTGCGTATAATATATACATTGTCTAGTTTTATAGGTTCAGAACTCCTAACAGTTGTTTTAGAATTTACAACTCTATGGAACCCAAGTTGTTGTATTGATTTAATCCCCTCTAAAGAGGAGAGAAATCATGCAAAGATCAAGAATCAATGCTAATAAGTACCTTACTATATTCGTCAGAAAATACCAATGTCCAGACTCTCAGGAATGGAAATCTTTTGGAGACAATATGCATCTCGTTAAATCAGATGTTGCTGTCGCAAAAAGAATCCTAGAAGGCGAACACTACAACTGTACTCTGGTTAGATATCTCGATAGAGATGATCCGATAGATCCTTGGAGAGCAGTCATCGCCACCACCCCAGTTGAAGAAATCAGGCTTTGATCATGACTAAATATGTTCACACTATATACGGGCTGGCTGAAGATACTTTTTCTGAGGAAAAGGACAACAGCAATGGCAACACTAATAACATTGAAGCTGCTGAAGGAAAATTGACCCCTTGGGATTGGTTATCTGGATCACTAATGAAGGATCTGTTTAATCTTAATATCTGGGATCCAGATGCAAGGAACACGCTTTTGAAGCAGATTATGAATGCTTTGAATGGTAGGTTCCCTGAGCCACTTAATATCACTCCTCAGATGCTATATGGCACCGAAGCAGAGGTGGCTGGAATGCGAACTTGTTTAACATTAGCTGGATTGCCAGTCAGTGAATTGCTTTTTGAATGGCAGTTTGGCACCGCCTTTTATCATAAGGACCTGAAGCTGGCTTGCAGCTTGGATGGGATCTATGAAATCGGTGATCAGCCAATTGCAATGAGATCAGACCCTGATCACAATGTCATCACTCCAAACGATGAAACATTGTATCTATCCGGGAAGGGTGTCATAGAGCATAAGACCACCAGAGACAGTTATGATGATAAAACAATCTGCCCTGATTATTATGAGATCCAAGCGAAAGCCAATCTTGAGGTGATGGCATCCAATGATCCTGATTTTAAGTGGTATGCAGTCTCAGTGATCTATGGCAATCGCCCTCATATTTATTTCTTTGAAAGGGATCCCAATTTTGCAGCTGTCTTGGAAGACAAGGTAAATGATTTTTATCGGAGGTTGGAAGAAGAAGATTATTATCCCCCGGAGACATCCAAAGGATGCGATCTACTCAATCCATTAATCAATGAGGAAAGATGCATCAATCTCTCGCCTGAAGCCTTAGATGCAGCACAGGCGATCCAAAGCCTTAAAAGTGCCATGAAGGAGATGAAAAAAACCATCGATCTCAATGAGATGATCATCAAATCAGAAATGGGAGATGCTAAAGAAGGAATCGCTTTCTATAACGATGATGAAGACAATGAGATTTTAGTCAAAGCCACTAGGCAGATCAGAAACTACAAAGCAACAGGTGAGAAATACATTCCAGCTAAACCAGCCAGAACTGTTCTATCCCCAACCATACAAATTAAGGAAATAACCAATGACTAAGAAAACCAGATCAAAAGAATACAATGAGTTCTTTGAAAGAAGAAAGATTTTAACGAGCATGACTGGATTATCAGGATCAGAATACCGCACTCGGAATAATTGCTTAGATACCTATGATGCGATCCTTCGGTTTTATCTAAAGAATGATAAATGTCCTACGATCAGAGAATTGAAAGAGGAGTTGGATTTAAACAGCGAGAGTCCTGTGTATGATCGAGTTCAACATCTGAACTCTCACCATTTAATTTTCAAAGATGGAAACGGGCAAATCAGTTTAAGAGAACCCAATTTCAATTTTTGATCAGTCCTTGGCTTTGTGGATATTCAGAGCCAGCATTTCTATTGCACGATAAATCTGATGGATAATTGCATTATCCTTCGGAGTTTTCGTGAACATACAAATGGCAGATGCGACTGAAATAATCATAGTCACGATGTTTATTATCTGTTCCATGTTTTTACCTCTATATTATTATTTTTTTCGATTCATAAAGCCGACAGCAGACCGCACCCCAAAAGATGCTGCTACGATCACACTCAATAAATATTGATACCAATCAGGCATTTCTTCCAAGACTGCAAAACCTTCTTTAACATAAGGCACCGCAGCTGGAATAAAACATAATATTAATGGAATTGAAAAAAGGAGGGTGAGCCACTCATCTTTGAAACTGTTGCCTGAATTTTGTTGAGCAATTGAATCCCAATCGGCAGCATGTTTGGCTTTTGCTTCAGATCGTGAAATTCGACCATTCAAATAGGTCGATCCCAATTTACCGAATAGCTTTAAGAACTGAATCATCGAAGAATGAAAGCAACCAATATGGCAAATAGACTTGAGATTATGGCTGCCAGTGCGATTCGGATCTGAGTGTTGAGAGTGTTCAATACTGTCTCAATGGACTCTAATCGTCTGTAGTTTTCTCGCCACCTTTCATGGCAAGCAGCTTCATGGGAGGTCAGTCTTTTGTCAACTTCCTGAAGCCTCTGTGTTGTCGTTATTTTCGATGTCATTTATGATTCCCAATTCTTTTGCCAGCTGACCCAATAACCATTGATAAGTATTGGTCAGGGAAGTGTATTGCGTTTGTGCTTCCTTAAACGTTGATTCAGATTCTTCAACCTGTGGGCTTAAATCCCTCAACTCTGTATATAAATTCTTTGCTCGATCATTGAAATCCTCTATCTCATATTCGATTCCATTAAAATTAACTTTCTCCGCTTCCATTTTTTTCTCCTTATATCAAAATGCTGAGTGTTTGTAGTACAAGTCCAATAAAAACAATCCAAAAACCTTTTTGGTAATCAAAATTATCTCCGCCTTTCTTTTGCATGGGTTAAACAGTGAATGTCTCCGCTGTTGGATTTTTTTGCTCATCGATATTGGCTTTCAAATTCGCTTTGAGTGCTGCAACTTCCACATCGCCCATTGTTGCCTTTACCCAATCATTAACGATGGTGGATGTAAGATCATCCTTGTTTATGTAACTGCCGGGACTTAAATCACTTAGATCAAGATTAATCGTTCCATAAACTGTTGCGGTGTAAGGCACTTGTTCACCATTGACTTCGTGAGTCTCAGATGATTTGCCATTTAATCGCCAATGGACACAAAACACACAATCATCAAAACCTTCGTGATCCAAATAAGCATCTACTCTTGGATCCGCTTGCCATGTGTAAGTATTTGCCATTTTATTTTCCTCTTAGTTCGTTAATTTGTTGTTTGAGTTCTTCGATCTGTTCTTGCTGTTCTTGAACCGCTTTGATGAGTGGTGTGGCGAGTTTGCTGTAGTCCATTTGCAAATAACCATTATTGCCTTCATGCACTACATTTGGCATATGCTCTTGTACTTCTTGAGCAATCAAACCTTCATCAGCCGTTCCAGTTTCTTTCCAATTAAACGCAACAGGGTTTAAATTGTTTATTACTTCAAGCCCTCTGGCTTCGCCTGTAACATCTTTTAATCTTGCATCGGATGAGGTGTTGTATGCAATGGATGTGCCAGCATTAAGGTTGGACATAGCAATCGAACCTACCTCTGTTCCACCGCCTTTATAAAAAACAATAATAGCACCACTAGAAGTAGATGTATTGGCTTGAAAACTTGCTGCTGGAGTTGTTCCACCATCTGAACCAGCCGCAACTACTAATTTAGAAGCGGGGCTGAATTGACTTGTTCTGGCTATCAATACTCCACCCGCTGAGTCAATACGCATTCTTTCTGTTGCATTCGCGTAAAACAGCATACTATTAATGCTGTTGCTATATTCAATCTGACCTATATTATCGTCACCTGAATCTCCAAACTGTAATTGTGCTGATGCACTAGTACCAGCAAGGATTGATAAATCTGTTTGACCTGACGAGCTTACGACTAAATCTCTTGCTGGATTTGCGATTCCGATTCCAACCCTACCCGAGGAGTCTACAACCATTCTAGTAGCACTTGCGGTATTATCATAAAAAGTAAACGAATCTGATATTCCGCCATGTACACCCACTCTCCATTCTCGTGCATCATTTTGAAAAGCCAGTTGTACCGCAGCATCCGCTGAACCATCATTTAAGTGAAGCTTTGTACTAGGGCTTGAGGTGCCGATTCCAACCCGATTATTCGTGCTGTCGACTTTGAGCGTTGAAGTGTCAACTGTGAGATCGCCTGATATAACAGCTGAGGTGATTGCACTTCCAGATCCAAGACTGACCCCATCAATCGTACCAGCATTGATATCAACACTGTTCGATGCATTCATAGCGAATGGCATAGTCAGCCAAGCATCATTAGCACCATTTCTCATCTTCACCAGATTGGTATTTGTATCAATCCAGATCATAAACGGGTACATGGTAGATGGTGCCGATGTTCCTGAATTCAGTGTGACCACTGCTTGTAAAATATTGTTGAGATCGGATCGCACACTTGCGCCCGATGCATTAGCTACGTTGTAATCTGCTACATTTGCCATAATTTTCCTCTAATCTTGTATATTAACCCTAAGTTGTTGTAATTGAAATATAAATTAAAATCCTCTAGCCAAATAATCGAAGGTTCTCGCTATTCCGCCACCAGAACTGTTGTAAAAATTGATCGTGAATCCTGTTGCTGATACTGAACTTACTGTATAAAAATCTCCTGTTGCCATGTTTTGTGCTGCTATGGCTACAGCTGGTGTTGTTTGTTTAAATGCATCATCAAAAGTCACCACATATGCGCCTGTGCTTGATGTCAATCGATCTGCATTAAACCTGAACCATGCCTCTAGTTTTGCAGTCAACTGATTGATATTAATTTGATGCGATGAATCTTCTGTCGATACATTCACTTTAAATTTGAAGGCTCTGCCATTGACAGTTCCTGTTGTAAATTCTTGCCAACCAGACCAGGTGGGTGTTCCAGTTGGATCATCATTGGTGGCTGCATAAAACAAAGTTAATTTTGCATCATCATAATCATCCAAGCTGCCAAAATTCGCCCAAGTGTCTATATAGGCTGTTCGATTATCAAACAGTCCTGATATATCGGTTGATGTCCATGTTGCTGAACTGACCAGACCCAAGTTTGCTTCCTGACCAAAATCAATATAGCTAGTAAATTCATAGCTGCCTGTTTTTTCCAATTGTCCGAGTGAATCAAACAAAGCCCAATCATCAATATCATCTGTGACATCATCAATATCGATGGCTGATTCTAGTTTGAGAGTGCCATCATCTGCCACTACAAGATTTGTTTTAGTTCCAGCCCATGCAGTCGCACTGTTTGACTCAGTTTGAGTTGCGTAACTGTGCTTGTCGAATAAGTTGGGCGATATTGAATTCAGAACTGTGGTTGCATTGGTTGATTTATGTCCTGTTGAATCGACTGCCTTGATCAGATAAGTGCCGACCAACAATGGAAGGGTGGCACCATTTTCATTCCCGGCAATGTAATTGGCGATGATTCTTGCTTCTCTCCATACCGCACCAGATGTTTGATCGCTGTGCCTGATTTCATAATGACCACCAATATTGACATCAACATCATCGACCAGATCCCATCTTAAATGAGCCTCAAGACTATCGGTTCTGATATAAAGATTATTAACGTCAGCTGGCGGTTCAGTCAGTCCAAAGATTTCAGCTGCTGTTGCAGCCCAATCTGAATACACATTGGCATCATTCTTGGCTCTGAGCCTAAAATCATAAACTCCGGGGGCAATATCATTGAACTCGAAGAAGTTACCCGATGTGGATCCGGGTGATTGCCATGAGGAAGCCGATTGCAATTTATATTGAACCTCATACTCATCAATGCCAACCCCAAGTGCATCCCATTGAGTGTTGCCAGTGCTGCCGATAAAGTTCATTGTGGCTCTGGCTTTAACACCGGAACCAGTTGTTGATACATACAATGATTCAGTGATGTTTGTGATTGCTGGTGGATTCACAGCTGGTAGAACTGATTTACCTTGAACCGAGAACCTTATTTCCTTGTCATTGGATTGAATGCCCGCTTTATTCACTGCCCTCACATAAAACTGATATCGACCTTGCCTGAGATTATCCAAATGGTATTCGGTTGCTTGGGTCGAACCTTTGCTGGATGAAGATTTCCAGCTTCCATTTTTCAGGATCACGATATATTGATAAACATAAGCATCGTCAGGCTTATCCCAACTGAGAGTCACCCGATTGGTGAGTGTTGGATTATTGAACAATAAATCCTCAGATGCGCTGAGGTTTTGAACCATTGAAACTGAAGAAATGTCTGGAAGATTGGTGTTATTGCCAGTCAATGCTTCAACACTGATATCTGTGAGACCATAAACATCATCGGAATATTCTCTGGCTGTGAATGTAATTTCATCAATATAATCCATTGATATTTCCAAGACTCTGAATTTCTTGCTTGTCCACCCCATTGAATTGGAAGTGATTGTTACCACATCCCCGCATTCCACTTGCAAAGAATCAATCGTGGATCTAAATGTCACCATCAATGATTCTCTTGATTGGTTCATGGCTTGTCTTGCAATCATGGCAGCGGTGTTTTCATGACTGGTAAATGGAAGCTCTATTGATCCTTCTAATACCAGATCATTGTCAGCACTTCGATAACTGGTTGAATCCTGAATGGCATAATCATTCGCCCAATCCTTGTCTTTGTTATAAAAGCCCGCCTTACATCGATTCCAGAGAGTTGATTTTGATCCAAGTGATAATGTGATATCACCGATCATGTTATCTTCATCAAAAGCAAAGGTACTTGAATCAATTTTATCAAGTTTGATTTTGTATTTGCCCCCGGTGTAAATCAGAAAGCCTCTGCATGATGTAAGCATCTGGGTTAGATTATTCATTGATGTGGCATTAGTATTGACAACTCCGTTGCAACCATATCTCAGTTCAGTGGTGCCATCGATGTTCACCAATTCATCGCAATAATTCGCAGCTGTAATGAAGCTGGTATCATCGATCTCAGATGTCTCAATGGATCTTCCATATCTTGTATTGGTTAAATAATCCCGGATACACAGTGCCGGATTATCAGAGAATCTCAGTAACCCATTGGCATCATCAGCTGTGTTTCTAATGTCTCTCACTTTCGAGCCTGAGATATCGAAATTTATAATCGGAAGCCCTGATGTCCAGATATCGGTATCGTATTCCAATCGAATGTAAGCATAAGCGATCCCGGACAGTGTGCATGATGAATCCCATAAGTTTGTTGCACTTATTAAATCAGAATCGGCAACCTGATCATCAGCACCTGTATGAAAATTAACTTTGATATAGGCACGATTATCTTCACCGCCTCTAAATTTATTATTGATGCTGCCATCGGTATTATAAAGCTGAACATCGTTGACATAGACTTGATGCAATTGTGAAACTTCACCTTCAGCGATTGCCAAAACCATATGAAGGTATTTGTTATCGGCTCCGGTGGTGGTTATGAAAACCCGTGTTCCTCCGATTTGTCTTCGACCATAAACCACTGGAATGGGTGCAGTGTTGGAGGGTGCATTGTCTCGAATTGCGAGTCCTTGCTGCCCCATATCGGAAGCGTCTGGTGCCATGAACTTTCCCAATAGTTTGGATCCAGCAACTACAACCCCGGCTGTGACTACAATACCAATGACATGTGCTGTCATTGCACTAGCCCCAAGCCCCATGATTACATTTGAAATTCCATAAACTATTGCTGATGCGACTTGAGGCATTATCTCACCCTCAATGCATAATCAAAATTTAGATGAACCAATGGAATGGAGATCACTCCCTTTTCTTCATCTGCACTCATCACTCGATTTCCCAAAACCAAATGAGCAGCTTGGAACATTCCCAAGTCTTTGATCAAAATATCTCCAATGCTGACACTTTCAATATTGATTTCCTCTGCACCATTTTCATACATGGCATCCTTCAACATGAATGGATAATCTCTTTGAAATCTTATTGCTGATCGCTTGTTGTCGTATTTTCCGAGTGCTTCTTTTAATAAATCAGTACCCAACATGTGATCCATGTAATCAAGCACAAATGTATTGCAATCAAATAAACCCCATATGAATGGCTTACCAAGATACTTCTCAGCAAATCTATGAATTTTTATTTCATTATAAGACACTGTTTTTCAATCCTATTAATGCACGAGATCCACCACCAAGAACTGCTGAGGTGGCTTTAACGGGCAAGAAAACAACCGATCTTGACCCACCCCCTATGGTTGATGATGAAGCTGCTGAAGCGGTTGTAAACGTCACAGAATCAGTATTGGGAACACTGACCACTGTATGTTCTTTATTGAGTTCAGAAGGATCCAGACTTGCCACTGGCATGGTATTGAATAAAGTGAATGTATCGCCCACCGCCAATCCATGCTCACCTTGATTCAAAGTCACTGTGGTTGAGTCTGCTGTGGTTTCAATCGGTGGTGTGACTGGCTCAGATAAATCTATGGTGACTGAGTTGCCACCGCCTTTTATTGTTGATGATGCAGTTCCAGATGATACAAAGCTGACTGTGTTTTCTGTTGCAGCGGTGATTGTTTGAGTGCCATTGATGTTTGCAGCCACAATTCCACCTGTATCAACAGCATCAGCAATGACCACTGTATCTCCAATGTTTTTTGTGTTGTTTGCTATCTCAATCTCAACAGTTGTTGATCCTGATGTAGTCTTGATGGGTGGTGCTGTGACTTTTTCAAATTTTAGAACTTCAATATCAAAGGAGTTTTCTTCAACCGATTTCACATAATGTTCTGTGTTCAAATTTGCAGCCGGTATTCCACCTGTATCAATGGCTTCTTCAATTCTTATCATGTCACCAACCTTCACTTCGGTATTGGGTGCGGTGATTGTGATCACGTTTTCTTCGTTTGTGGTTGTTTGGGTATTGATGAAAGGAACATTGAGAAATTGTTCATTGATGCTGTATTCGTTTCCACCACCATACTTGACAGTTTCTGTGATGGTTTCTGATATTGGAATGGTAAATGATTGAGTATCCACCACTGTAACAGTATGCTCTGCGTTCAAACTGCTTGCTGG